CCTCAAGCCGCCCTGGACGCCCTCAAGCCGCCCTGGACGCCCTCAAGCCGCCCTGGACGCCCTCAAGCCGCCCTGGCCACCACCCTATACCCCGCGCCGCCACAAAAAAGCCCGTCAATGGCTTTTTGCCGCGAAAATCGAATAGACCCAACCGTTTTTCAAATCGGACCAATTCCGACGGGGCAAAAGTCGGCCGGCGCGGTAACAGGGTAACACCCTTCCCTATAGAGCTATAAAAATACCCACTATTTTTTCCTATTCCTAAAAAATTACAAAAAAATGTCACTAAATAATTATATAAAATATATACCCTACAACATAGACTATTGGGGTATGTTACCCTGTTACCAGAAACTTCAAATTTTTGCGAAACCCGCACCACACAAGGCTTTCGGAAGGTCGCCCATCGGTAACACCCTCGCCACGGGTGTTACCACCCCGTTACCGCCCTTTTTGCAAGAAATTTGCAGAAAAACATCGCCCGCAAAAATTAGCGGTAACACCCAAAACCGAAAAACGCCAGGGTGTTACCGCCGCCACACCACCGAAACCCGCTCAACAAAAAGGCGGCCAATGCCGCCTTCCTGCCAAAATTGACTTCATTTCCAGCCGCCTACTTCCCGAAAGGCAGAACCTTACCCGTTGTGTCACCATTAAGTCGCAATTCCTCTTTAATATCAGACACTTGCACATCGTCCTTTTCCCACTTTTCCCAGTTCCTGAGCACCCACGGGCGCACTGGCGCACCGCCTGCCTTGATCTGTTTCCCGCCCAGCGCAGGCACTCGGCGCCCGCGCTTCGACAGCACGGCTTTCAGTACCCGGTCCAGCAGGTCGCCGTCGGGGATGTCGTAGCCGCCCCGGTTGACCCGTCGGAACACGAACGCCCGCCACTGCGCCAGGGTGCAGAGTTCGCCCTTCGCGTCCTGCACCCATTCGTCGAACAGCACATCGACATCGTTGCGCGAGGATTCGATCATGGCTTCCTTCGCCGGTGTCATCATCGGCTCGCCGTTCGGCTGGTACCGCACTTCGCGCGCCATCAGCCACTGGTACAGCCCGGCCACAAACGAGTCTTGCTGCCAGGCGTGATGCACGCGCAGCATCAGGTTGCCCTCGGCGTCCGCCAATGGCACCCGGCCGTTTTCCAGCACCAGCAGCCGCCGGTCGCCGTGGGGGATGGCCAGGGCATCCTCGTGATTGGTAGAGATCAGCACCGACGAAAAAACCTTCTCGTGGCTGTTGCGCCCGAACTTGCGTTTTACCAGCACTTCCTTGTCGCCGGGGTCGCATAGGTCTTTCAGGTGCTCATAGGCCGACGCCCGCGCATAGTAGCGACTGCGATCCTGTTCCAGTTCCAGCGCCTCGGGCACGGTCAGGATCAGCGACCCGGCCAGGTACTCGTTGAAGGTGGCCTGGCCATGCCCGCCGGTGAGGTCGTTCAATGGCACTTCGCGCACGTATTCGCCGCCGAACAGCCGTTTCAGCAGCTTGCCCAGCGTCCCGCGCCCGACGCCGAACACGGGCGTCACCATCACCACGGCATGCAGGCGCTGCCACGGCTCGCGCAGCTTCACCGCGAGCCAGTCCAGAAACAGCTCGCGCTCGGCGTCCCTCGGCAGCAGGTGGGTCATGAATCGCTCGAACACGTCCCTGTCTTCCAGCGACCATAGCGATCCCTTCCAGTCGTGCCACATGGGCCTGCAGTAGGTATTGAACACGATCTGCAAGCCTTCCTGAATGAACGCATCATCCGGGTGATCCGGGCGCAGCTCGGCGCGGTCGGCTCGGGCGGTCTGGGGGTGGGCCTTCCATTCGTCCACGGCGAGCACGGTGCGGTCGGGCTGCGCCTTAGTCGGCGCATCAATGGTCAGGTGGGAGTTCTTGAGACGGAAGCCTTCAAAGGTGAACGCATGCGCCGGGGCCTCGATATAGCGCACGGTCTTGTCGGCCAGCAGGACGTAGGTTTTCAGAAGATAGCGCAGGCAGTCGGGAGTGCTGTCGAGCAGGTCCAGATCGTCAGCGTCCTTCCCCTCGGCTATGACCACCTCGGCAGCCCGTTCCAGCGCCTCGGTCAGCCCGTTCGGCATAACCTGCTCGAAGTGCGTCACGTCGCGTGGAAAATCGTGACAGCATGCTTCCCGCGAGCCTTCGGCCAGGTAGCAGTGGATACCGCCGGAATCGCCGAATTCGCCATCCTCGCGGCGCATGTTGAGCATGACGCCCTGTTCGTCAAGGGTGGGTTTCAGCTCCGACCAGGTGACAATGGCGCCGTTCGGGTCGAGGAATTCGGTATCGGGCGAGAGATCGTAGAGGTGGCGCACAGACCGGCCGTTGCCGAGCGACATGCCGCGGGACACTCGCGGCCAGCCGTGCGCGTCCAGGTGCTTCGTGATGGCGTCCATGATCCGCTGCGCCTGGCCGCTGTCCAGCGCCGGCAGGCTGCTGATCTTGTGATGCAATGGTTCTTCGCTGTCCCAGTAGTAGGGCTTGCCGGTGCCCGGGTGAGTGCCGTAGGCGGCGAACTGGCGGCCGCTGCCGGCCAGCAGCTCGACCATGTGGATTTCCCCGTCCTCGCCTTCGTAGCGGGGCGTTCGGGAGGACGGTATCGCGGTACCCGTGCGCCGAAACAGCAAAAGCCGCTTCGGGTACCGGCCGATCCGGCAATAGTCGGTGCCGCCGGTTTCCTCGCAGATCAGATCGTCGATGGCGTCGGCCACGTCTTCGTCGAGGATGTCGATGTCGAAGGCGAGCAAATCGTCGCAGCGCAGGCCCGTGTTCGGCATGGACCGGGATCGGGCAAAGCGTTTGAGCCACTTGGCGTCTATTTTCTCGCGCGACCAGCCTTTGATGAAAATACCCTTGTCGCGAAGGGGGAGGGGAACGAAACCGTTGCGCAACAGCTTGTTGCGAATATCCGCTGGTTTCATGCTATCATTGTTGTCGTCTGTCATTCGGCAGCCCTCTTTCATGGTCTGGAAGTGGAAAAAGCGCCCCCTGTCCGGGGGCGCTTTTTTATTGAACGCCTCGCGGGCGTCGCGGTCAAGGTAAACCGGAGCACTCGGCGCTGCTTAATCGTTTCTGTCCGGTGTTACAGCCTGCATTGCCGCCCCAGTATTACCCCGGAAATCAATATCCGGCAGTATCGCTTGTGGTTTGAATGTGCGCCGGTAGTGATATACATTGATTGGTACGGGGGCCATTTGTTCTACGAAATAGACTGTGTTATCTGATTTGCCGTAGAAATTCCTGATGTATTGGCCTTCGCCAACCTTACAGATAACCGAAGTTCTGAGTGGTCCTGGCTCTACTGAGCATCTGCCTTCTGTCACCAATACGATCTTGTCAGTGATAGAGTTGTAAAAGACAATTCGGCGCATTATCTCGAAGTTGTCTGCCGCTTTTGTCAGGTTGTGTTGCGCCACATCCGCATCGTCGCACCCTGCAAGTAGGATTAAGGGCAACATCGGTAACAGCATAAATAGCTTCTTTTTCATTGGTAATCACCTATACGATTTTGCAGCGGTTGACAATTTGCTTCACCGGACGCCCCGCTGCGTTACGCACCGGTGAGCTGTGTCGTTTGCGCCCGCGCACGCTTTCGTTGATGGCGCGGGTCATGTGGTTCAAAGGCTTCACGATGAAGCCGTCGCTGTCGGTTTCAATGGCGTCGATCCCGCCGAGATAGTCCAGGTAGGCAAACCACAAGTCGCCCATCGGCACGCACACCGCCGCACCCAGACTGTCGCGCAGATCAACGCATGCGGCGCAGGTCTTGAAGCGGAAAATATCCCCATTCCACTTGCCAGAAATCGTCTGGTAGTCTTCGCCGGGCTGTATAGCGCATCCGCATTCGCAGCATGAATGTTCCACCCTGGCCCGCCGCCATACCTCGGTGAAGAATACCGGCGAATCGTCGTAATCGGTACAGCAGCTCATGACGCGGTTTTGAAATTCGATTTCAGGCGGCCGCGGGGGCCGAAGGCGAAACCGAACCGGCTCCCAGCTGCGGTCCGCCGCTCATCCTCACCCCGCCGGCAGCCGGCCCGCCAGGCGCCGTGCAGCCAACGGGCCTTCGGCTGGCCAACGTCGCGGCCATAACGGCCCAGCTTGTAGCCGGCGTTGAATGCGCTTTCTCTGCGCTGTCGGTTCTTGCTCATGAATTCGCCCCATTCCGCGCTATATATCGGCGCACATCTAGATTTATTTCGGGTTTTAAGAAATGCCGTATTTCGCGGATACACCCATTAGCCACAACCACGACTATCGGCCTCCCCGCCAGATCCTTCCAACTTGCAACATCGGCCACTCGTAAAGTTTGTATCAGCACGTAGGAAGTGAGATGGGTCGCCTCCGACGATATATGAGTGCCGTTGGCTGTCTTAGGACTCAGTTTCGCCGTAGGCATTAGGGTGAATTCCTGGCACATCCCGCCGTAATCCACCAGCAACGAAAAACCGAGTCTATCCCTCTCGCCGCCAGACAGGAAAAGATCAGCGCCCTTTATGGAGGCATTGTAAACACCGTCATCCATCGTTCTTCTCCGATTCGTTTACCGGTTTGCCAGCTTCCAGTTCCTCGATCAGCAGTTCGAGGGTGGCCAGCGCGTTCCAGGCGGCGTGCGCGGCGTGCAGCAGGCCGCTTTCGAGGTCGTAATCCCCTTCGATATGGGCCGCCAGTTCGTGCCGGTACTGCGCCGCCTTGTAGCGATTGAGCGCATCCGGCACGGTCTTCCAGCTGTGCGGGGCGTACTTCCCGGCCCCGAAGGTGGCCACGTCCCCGACGGCCATCAGCGCCTTCGGGAAGCCTTGCAGCACCAGGTCCATGCGGGTCTTGCCGCCGTCGAACTTCGGGCCGCCCTGGTAGTCATGGAAGGGATCGGTGCGTTTCGCGGCCCTGTCAGCGAATTCTTCGCGGACTGACCGCAATTGTTCAGGCGTAAGCCACACGTCGAGTTCCAATTGTTCACCCCTGCTCATGACCCACCCCCGATGATCCGCGCGGCCCACAGGACCAGGGTCACGGCGCCGGCAGCGACCAGGGCGGCCGAGCACAGCATCACGATCCAGAACAGCACCTTCTCGATGAAGGTCAGCTGCTGAACCGGATAGTGTTCCGGGCAATCCTCGGCCCGCCGGCCGCCGTCAAGCGTTCCGGTGTTCAGGTCGAGGAATTCGGTATCGTCTTTCATGTCGTTTTCTCCGATTGGTTTACAAAATTGCGCCTCAGTAGGTCCGGCACTCCACACCGTCGGCCAACACCTTCGGCCAGTTTTCCAGTGCCATTTTCGCCACGTTGCGCTTTGTCTTCGCTTCGTACAAACGCCGTTTCAGGTGCACGACTTCCAGCTCCTTTCGGCGCAGCAGGCTTTTCAGGGCTTCTTCCTTGTCATGATGGGCGAACTTCTTGGCCGCCGCGTCCAGGCAGAAGTGCATTTCGCCGAAGGGGCGGTTTGCCACCCAGTACCCCTTCGGCGTTGTCTTCACCACGAAATAGCGCGTGAATACGAGATAATGTTTGGGTAACGACTCGCGCCCCCAAAAGCCTGAATAGCTCAGTTCAACATCCGCACGAAAAACCTTTGCGGCGCTTTTCGGTATCGGTTTGTCCCAGGTCTTTTTCATATCAGCATCCTCTAGGATTTATCCGGCGGCACCGATCAGGGCCAGCACCAGGCCCAGCGACGCCAGGGCGGCCAGCATGCACAGGAAAGCGCATGCCGCCGACAGCCAGCTTTCGCCGGGATCGTTCACGATGTACCCCCCACCGGAATGTTGGCCAGGGCATTGTCGCTGGACAGCGATACGCCGGTAGCCAGGCGCAGGGCAGCGGTTATGGTGGCGATCACTTCTTCCAAGCGGGCGATTTCTGCATCCGCCTGGCGGATCACTTGCAGCGCGTCGGCCACCATCTTCGCCTTTTCGCGAAGTGTGGCGTCGTCATCGCCGCGGTTCGCACCGGCCAGGATGGTAGCCAGCTCGTCGAGGGTGGTTTCCTCGGTCACGATATGGGTGACGTTCATGGTCTTGTTTCCTCTCGTTTCAGGGTTTTGGCGTATCAGCGATATAGAATGTATATCAGTTGTATATCAATGTAAAGGAAAATTTGCAGAAAATTTGCAAAAACTAGGCGGGCCAGCCCGCGGCCGCCCGGATAAATTCGGCGGCTACTTGCGGGACGATGGCATTCCCGTACCCGCGCAGGCGTCCCACTCGGGCGGGTAGCCCATGACCCATCGGGAATGTGCCGGGTTCAACAGGCCGCCACTTTCCATCCCGGCAGAACAGCCAGTCAGCAGCTCGCCAGAAAATGTCAGCCTTGCCGGCGTTGTCAGCGCAGCTTGTCGCGGCATCTGATCCACTCTCGTTCGCCCGTCCTTCCTCTGAGTCGTCATACCCGGGGTGTCTTTCCAGTCCCTCGAATTTGCTGTCACCCACCCACCGCGCCGTAAACCATAGTCGCTGCCGGATGTGCGGCGCGCCGACGCTACAAGCCGGGGCAACTGCCGCCCCGCAGGCGTATCCTGCGTCTTCCAGCGCATCGAATAGAGAATCAAGCCATCCGTCTTTGATAACGGCTGTCGCAACCTGTTCCCCAAAAACCGTTGCAGGTCGGCACTCGCGCACGAGATCGAGGAAAACCGGCGCGAGGTGCCGTTCATCGTCAACGCCTTTTCCGAGTCCCGCGCTGCTGAAAGGCTGGCAGGGCGGGCTTCCAGTCCACACGGGTCTGTCGTCCGGCCATCCAGCGAGTCGGAGGGCGTGGCTCCATCCGCCGATTCCGGCGAAGAAATGGCATTGCATGTAACCTTTGAGGTCATTCGGTGTCACCTCCGATATGCTTCGTTCGTCAACATCCCCGTCGGCGATAAGCCCTTTGCGGATCAGCTGGCGCAGCCAGGCAGCCGCGAACGGGTCGAATTCGTTGTAGTAGGCTCCGCTCATGGCACATCCGTTCCCCATTCGTTGTCCCGCAAATGGTTACGGACACGAAAGAAATCGTGGATGGTGGCCGGCTTGTAGCAGGGGCCGGCCGGCAGCCGCTCGACCGATCCCTTGACCCGGCGCACGTGGCCGCCCAGACGGCAAAGGCCGTGTTTCAGCGCCTTGCAGCCGTTGCATGTCTTCTTCTGCGAAAAAATGATGCGTGAATGTTTCATCATGGTTTCCTCACCTTCCCCTTTGAATAGAACGGCCCGCGATCCATGTCCACGTCGAGCGGCAGGCCCTCGGCCCATTCCGGCAGGAACAGCATCGCGCCTTCGAGTTCGTTGGCCACGAAATCGGCTTCATCTTCGTCAACTTCACAAACGATTTCGTCGTGGGTGTGCAGCACCACCCAGTCGCACATTTCGGTCAGCGCACCGCGCAGGAACGATGCCGCCGTGGCCTGGGTGATGTTCTCGGCGAGCATGCCATACCACAAATCCACCCGGCCATACCCCCCGCCGAAGCCCTTGACGAACGAGGTTTGCCAGCGCCATTTCGCCTTGCCGGTCTTTTCGTCCTCGACCATCTTGCGCTCGTGGCGGAATTGCGGGTACACGATCCAACGCCCGCACGGCAGCGCGCAGACCAGCGTTCCGTGCATCAGGCCCGGGTGGAACAGGTATCGCACGCGCCCGGCGCTGTACCAGGTGCCCGGGTCTTTGAAGGCCCCGATGGCGGCATTCCAGATTTCGTCCCAGAACGACACGCACCAGCGGTTCGCGCTGCGCCAGGCGGTCACGATGTCCACGATCTGTTCTTCCGGCAGGAAGACGCCATACCCCCGCGCCATCGCCTTGAACGCGCCTACAGCGCCGCCGAAGCCCAGGGCCAGCTCGGACACCTTGCCCACTTGCCGCTGGTCGTCCGTGGCATCCTCGGGCCGGTCCAGGCCGAAGATCGGCTGCGCGGCGTAGAGGTACACATCCTCGCGGCGCCGGAAAATGTCCAGCTTGGCGTCGCCCCCGCGGCTGTTCGACAGCCACGGCAGGACGCGCGCTTCGATCTGCGACCAGTCGCCCCACACCAGCGTCTTGCCGGGCCGGGCCTGGAAGCTGGGCCGGATCAGCCGGGCCAGCAGGCGGGAAATGGTGTGGCCGTACTCGGCTTCCAGCACTTCAACCGGCGTGCCGTCGATAATGTCTTCGATGGCGTCCATGTCCCGGTTGCGGTCCTTCTTGTCCAGCGGGTCGCGGATCAGGTTGTGAACCTGCAAACCCCGGCTTGAGAAACGCCCGGTCTGGCCGGCCCCGGAAAAGCTGTAGTGTCCGCGCACAACGCCATCGACTTCCTGATTCAGCATAGCCGTGAACTTGCGCACGGCGGCGCTGTTTCCGGCTTCGATCAGTTCCAGCACGGTGCGAACCTTGTGCAGCTGATCGTCGGGGAATCGGTCGGCATGCTCGGGCTGGTCCAGGGCGTCCATCAACGCCTCGCGGGTCGGCCGGTCCGCCGAGAAGCGTTCCTTCCCGTCCTTCTCGGGCCGGCGCACCAGTTCCTGCAATTCTTCGTCCGGCCACAGGGCCTTGTGCAGCCAGCGCGCTTTGCCCAGGTGGTTCGTGATGGTCACTTTCGGGTCTTTCGTCAGCTCCCACAGGCGCGCGTTCAGATCGTCGCTTTCGGCGTTGGCGTAGCGCTGCGCGGCAGCCGCGAATTCGACATCGACCATCACGCCGTTGTCGTTGACGATCTCGCTGGCGTGGTACTCCCGCCATTCCGGCACGGTCAGGGGGCGCGTGGCGTTCCACACGTCCCTCATGGCCATGCAATCGGAATGGCAGTAGGACCGGAAGTGCCCCATGACATCGGGCGTCTGCCAGTCCGTTTTCCATCCGCTGCGCCCTTCGCCGATGCACAGGCGGGCGATCAGGCGGGCGCCCTTCGGGTCTTTCTTGTAGGGCGTGTTCAGCGCCTCAGCGGCCTTTTCCAGCTTCCCCGGCAGGTTGTTGGCCTCGGCCTGGGCCTGCGCGCACAGTACCTGTTCCAGACGCAAAGGCGGCCAGCCGTACTTCCTGACCATGACGTTATTCCACACGTGACGGTCGAAAAAGGCGTTCCAGGCCACGAAATAGCCACCGTTCTCGATGTGATCCAGCAGGGCGGTAGGTTCTTCCGGGTCGCCGTCCCAGCACCAGTCGGGCGACCACACACCACCGGCCGGGTCGCCATCGAACACCCACCCCCACACCAGTATCTCGGTGGAAGGGTGGGAGGCGTACTTGTAGGCGCCCGCGGTCTGGATCGGTACCGGGGATCGGGTTTCGCTGTCCGCGAATACGAAATCGGCCATGTCAGCCGGCCCGGCTGCGATGGATTTCGTGAGGCGGTATTTCCTCGTAATCCGACAGGTGCTTGCTGCACATCGGACCGCGGCACGGATAGTCGAGGCGCGCGTAATCGCGCAGTTCCTTCGTGATGATGAACCCGCACGAAGGACACCGGAACAACACCGGCGGCGGGTCTTGAGGCGTTTCACCGAGGGTCATGGTCTGGTCCTCCCTTGAAGTAGGTTTGCATTTCGATGGTCCGAATGGCGATGTAACGCTGGAAATCCGGGTCATCCTTACGGGAACAGGTGCGCCAGATAAGCCGCGCACCGAAGGCAAGTCGTTGGCGTTCATTGGAGTAGAAGCGTGTGAGTTGAAAAAACATTCTCGATAACCTCCCGGTCGATGTGGTCGGGCTGCGCCTCGAACAGCTGCAAGGTTTTCAGTTTCACCTCGGCAGCCAGTTCCGGCCCCATTTCACCCCAATCGACGCAATGCAGGGCTTCCAGGGCCTTCCAATCAGGGCCGCCGGCGTGAACACCGGCCAGGTCCAGCACGTTGCGCACGACGCAAATGTTGAAGTGCCTGCCGTCGAACATGGTTTTCAGCGCACGCACGGCCGCGTCGCGCTGGAATTTTGTAAGGTTTCTCATGGCAACACCTATACCCGGAACAAGCCTTCGTGCATGCACGGCTGCAATGCCTTCGCGCAGCCGTACACCCGATTAAGCTCGGTGGTGTAAACCTCTATCCACCAGGCGCATTTGTCGCCTCTGCACAGGGCGATATTCGCGCCCCGGCTCATTACGGGGCAAATGGTGCCCGGGAATGGTTTTGATCGTTCTGTGTTCATGGTCTGGTTCCTCGTTTTCTGGTGTATAGGGCGCGTTTATTTCCCCATTTTTAGGATTTTTATCTCTAAAAACTTACGCCAAATAGAGAGGGCGCACGACGCAGAATATAAAAGCAGCCACACGCCGAAAACTGCAATAACCCAGGCAGGAAATTGTATCTCTAAATGTATCACGGTCTGATTCCTCGTTTTCTGGTCTGAATAAAAAGACGCCCGGCACCAGTCGCAGCCGATGCCGGGCGAAACGCCTGCCGTCAGAGGTAAGAAACGGCCAGGCGGGAGCGACGCCCGGCGTCAGGCGCGCCGGCGACGGCGCTTGCGCTCGCGGCCCTCGCCAGCACCCGGCGCCTCGGTTTCCTCGGCAGTCCGGGCGGCCCGGCTGCGACGGGTGCGCCCGTCGGCCTTTTTCGTAGGCTCAGGCTCATGCTCAGGCCCAGATTCATGCTCAGGCTCAGGCTCAGGCTCAGACGCGGCGGCCTGTTCCGGTTCTTCGCCGGCAGCGGCTTCCCCTTCCATGCTGATCCAGTCCAGAATCTCGAATTCCGGGTAGAAAACCTCGCCGTACTTCTTGTGGTGGTAGCTTCCCACGTCCAGGCTGACGACGGGAACCACGTGTTCCGGGTCTTCGCCGGCCTTCGCAATAATGGCGTTGATGAGGTCTTTCATCGCCGTGCGCAAGCCGAGAGACGTGCTTTTGTAGAGCACTTCGACGCCTTCATCCTCGCCGTTCAGGCATTTCAGGTGCGCCGAGATTTGCGGCTTCCATTCGTCACCATAATCGGGCAGGGTGTCCGGGTTCGGCAGTTGGGCGTTGAACGGGAACATCTGTTCGCCCAGCAGTTCACCATCGGACCAGCAGGCGAAACCGTGCTGAATCGAGTACGGATTGACGGCCCACATGCTGCCTTCCTCGATCTCGATGTTTTCCGGGCCGTAGACGTAGGCCCCGGATTTCAGCAGGCGCAGATAGGGCGTTCCGCCCCCGGTCTGGACGTTGGCCGCGAGGTTGGCCAGGCCGGCCACCAGGGCGTCAGGGGATGCCGGCAGGCCGCCGGGCTTTGTCGTTGCAATATCAGGCATTTCAGTCTCCTGTTTCCTGTTTAGAAAGGGCATTCGCCAGCAGGTCCATCCCGCCGGTGACTGCCACGCGCTTGTCGGACTCCGGCACCACGGTCAGGCCCGACGATTTCGACTCGACAAGAGAAGCCAGCCGTTTGTGGTACAGCTTCTTGTGAGCCTTTTCAATCGCCGCCGGGGATTTCAGCTTGCGATCAAAAATCTGGTCAACCTTGAGGCGGGCCTTGCGCAAAAGGTCTTCCGCCTTCTCGGGGTCTTTCCAGCGCCGGGTGGCGCGCTTCGGCACCAGCTTCCAGCCCGGCACTTCCACCCCGCGCTCCATTTCATCCTGGGCGTAGGCATAGAGGTCGCGAATCCACCCCTCAAGGATTTTCGCCTTCTCCATGTAGTCGGCGATTTCCATCGCGGTCAGCACTTTCGGCTTCACTTCGAGCGACTGGATGACCGTCTTCGACTGCTCAGGGCATTTGATTTTACCGCGACACCAGCGGCAATGCTTGCCCGATTTGTAAACGTCATCCTTGCCTTCGGCGATCTTCTTGCCGAAGGTGATGATGCGCTGCTCCACACTCTCTACCCAGTCCATGCCGGCCTCCCAGGATTCCAGGCAGTCGTCCTCGGGGTCGGCCGGCTGGACGATGTGAACCCACACATTATCCGGTTCTACCTCGAACAGATCGCCAGTGGCGTCTTCATCGACCAGGGCGGCCACGGCGTAGAAGCCCAGGCCCAGGTTCTCCACAGGTGACACCGGCACCCCGTCGCCGAACTTCCAATCGAGGATGTGCAGGTCGAGCATGGTGTAATCATCCTTGATGAATTCGCTCACGGCCACAATGTCAGCCGTGCCGAACGCCCCCGGCACCAGTTCGCCGAGGTCCAGCTGCTGCTCGATCAGGTAGTCGGTGATCGCGAAATCGTTGATGAACTTGAACCAGGCCAACAGGGCCGGTTTCAGCTTCGTTTCTATCAGCTCGCGGGTGATCTCGTGACCCTCGAATCCGAGGTTCTGGCCTTCCAGTTCTTCCAGCAGGGGCTGGGTGGCGGCCATGTCCTCGGGCTGGGCGGTCAGGATCAGCTCCATCGCGGCGTGCAGCATGCTGCCGCGTTCGGCGAATTCGCTGGTCTCGCCTTCCGGCATCTGCTTTTCCAGTTTCAGGCTGCCGATGCAGTTCAGGCGCCGGTCGGCGGACGATCCGCCGATGATGTGCGAATGTTCAGTGGGCATTTCGATTCCTCTCGGTTACAGGGGGGTGATCCGCGCCGACGGGTCGGCGCGGTGCTCAAGATAGGCTTCGTCAATGAGAATCTCCAAAAGCTGACGGCGTGACCGATCATTCACGCGGCACAGGCTGTCCAGCTTCTTTACCTTGTCCGGGTTCATGCGCAGGACCACGGAAACCGTGGGAATTGCGCGCCGGCTGCGTTTTCTTGCCATAATTACCTCCGATGTTGGTTCGGCGACATTATCATGATAGCATTCGTATATCAACTGTAAATCAAAAAAGGTGGAAAAATGCTGAAAACCGCGGATATGCTGGACAGCCGGCAGCGCCAGGCGATTGATTTCATCAACAGCGGCGAGGACTCGCTGATCGCGGCTGATGTGGGCACCGGCAAGACGGTGATTTCCATGACCGCAATCGCCGCCACCCCGGGCACGCGCTGGCTGGTGTTGGCCCCGCGGATGGTCGCCTTGCTCACCTGGGCGAAGGAAGCGCAGGAATGGGAGCATTTGCAGCACCTCAAGGTGGCCCTGGCTATCGGCAGCGAGAAGCAGCGCCTGGCGGCCGTGGAGTCGGACGCGGATATTGTGGTCATGAACTACGAGAACCTGTCCTGGCTGATGCGGGCGTTCCCCAAACCCCGCCGGGGGAAGCCTGAGACGCTACCCTTCGACGGGCTGATCTGCGACGAAATCGACAAGCTGCGCAACGTGTCATCCAATCGGTTCAAGGACTTTCGCAACCGCATCGGGATGTTCAGCCGCCGCATCGGCCTCACGGGAACCGTGCTGCCGAAGGAACTGACCGATATATGGGGGCAGGTCTACATGGTGGATGGCGGCCAGACTTTCGGGCGCAGCTTCTACCGCTGGCGAGACAAGTTCTTCTACCCGACGGACTTCAACCGCTACCAGTGGGCGCCCTTTCCAGGTACGAAGGAAAAGATCGTCGATGGGGTGTCCGATCTCATGTTCCGTCTGGAAGCCGAGGGGCTGCCGGATGTGGCGTTCATGGATGCCGAGATACTGCCGATGGGCGCCCGTCAGGGCTTCTACTACCGGCAAATGGACAGCAAGCACATGACGGTTGAAATCCCACGTGACGACGCCACCGGCTACATCGTGACTGCCGAGAACGCCGCCGTGGCCCAGGGCAAGCTGCAACAGATCACGGCGGGGTTCCTCTATGTCGAGGAACAGGGGAAGAACAAGCCGATCTGGTTCGATTCGGCGCGTCAGGAATGGGTGGCTGACATGCTGCACAGTCAGCGCCTGCGCGAGCGACAGAAGCTGATCTTCTACCACTTCGACGCTGAATTCGAGTTTCTGAAAAAGCTGTTGCCCGGGGCGCGGCACCTGGGACGCGGCCAGTCGGATGCGCAGAATCTGGCCATCGTCGATGCCTGGAACCGGGGGGAACTTGGGGAACTGCTGCTGCACCCCGAATCCGCCGGGCACGGCCTGAACTTGCAAAAAAGCGGCTGTGAGGACATTCTGTTCACTACCCAGCCGTGGACGGGCGGCATGATGCGGCAGGTCACAGGCCGCCTCGCGCGCCGCGGCGCCCTGACGGACTGTGTGTACGTCCACACCTCGGCAGCCGCTGACACCGTGGATGAACGGGTTATGCAGGCGTGGAAGGAACGCCTTTATTTGCTGGACGAATTTCTTTATGCGATACCCGAAAAAGCTGTCTGAGAAACAGATCGAGGACCGTTGCGTGGCGCTGGCGAGGGCCGTCGGCATTCGCTGCGAGAAGATCGACAGGATCAGGCGGGCCTGGCCGGATCGGATGTTCTTCGCCCCGGACATGCCGCCCTACTACGTGGAGTTCAAACGGCCGGGGGAGTACCCCCGGCCAGATCAGCGCGAGATTCACCGGCGGCTGTTCGCCGCCGGGTATCCCGTCGTGGTGGTATGGTCTGTCAGTCAGTTCCGGGTTCTTCTGAATCTTCTATCGGTTCTTCGAGAAGATCGCCGAGGGCGGTAGTCAGGGCCTCGTGCAGCTGCATGGCCACGTTGACCGGGTAGATCATCTTCTGCCCGTCGATGAACACTTCGATATAGGTGGCCGGCACGGCTATGACTTGCGGGGCTTCTGCTTGCATGGTGTCAGGTTCCTCGTAGGGGGTTAATTGGCTACGCGAAGAACCTTATACCCCGTGCCGCCTGAATCGGCAACGCCAAAGGATACTTTTTTCAGCGAAGCCCCGTCGCGAATCGCTATTGGCGACTCGCCGGCCAGCACCTCGCCGTCGATCTCGAAATCGTTTACCGTGGCACCGAGGACTGTATTCACTGAAAACAGCCCCCCGACGGTGGATGTAGGAAACCGCCCTCCGACCAGCGGATTGTCGGTAGCCCGGTCATTGATATACAGCATGTAGCTCACAGACCCGAGTGCGCCGGGTCCGGCCCCCGGGCCGATGGCGACATTGTGCGACGATTTCCCGTTGGCGTTCAATCCGGCGGAATACCCGATCAGCACGTTTTGCGCTGATCCGTTCAGGCCATCGTCTGCCAGGTTATACCCGGCCTGATAACCAATCGCGATATTGTCAGTCAGGGCGTAGATACTGCCGACATTAAGTGTGAACGGACCGATGGCTATGTTTCTAGCCGATGTACTGGCCACGCCGAAACCGGACAGGTAGCCCACGCAAGTATTGTAGCTGCCGCCCATTTTGGCCCCAGAACGGTACCCTATGGCCACGTTTCGAGAGTTGCCAGCCTGCGATAGGTACCCTGCTTCTTGGCCTATATACACGTTGCGGATTTCGGTTCCATCTTGGGATGTTCCAGAGAAAGCGCGGGTGCCAAGTACGGTGTTGGAATAATCCATCTTCGAGCCGGCGCCTGAGCCGATCACCACGTTGTCGTATCCCGTGGTGACGCCGGAAGCCGCGCCATCGCCCATGATTACGTTCGTCGATCCGGTGGTGACGGCATCACCAGCGCCGATGCCGAAGAAGGTGTTTTTCGTACCCGTGGTGATCGCCGCGCCGCCGCCGGCCACCAGACTGTTCGCTTCCGGGCTTTTCACGACTCCCGGGAACTTGCCGCCTACACGGAAGGCCGTGCCGTCGCAGACGAACAGGTACATGCCGGGTTGCAGGTCGCCGGCGGCGATGGTGCTGCCGTCCAGGCGTTTCAGGGTAGCCGAAATCGTGCTGTTCACGGTGATACTCGGCGACGCGCTGGCGTTGGCAGTGGCCACCAGGCCGCGGAAGGTCAGACCCCGGAAAATGGTGGTGTACCCGACTTCGTTCAGCGCCACGCTGTAGGTGTTCGTGGGGTTGTCATAAGCCAGGTCCAGCGACCCGTTGATGTCTCCGAAGAACCGGCGTACGGTGCCCTGGACGGCGCGCCCGGCGTCGTTCACTTCGCTGTACTTCATGGTGCCCTCGGGCCAGCCGTCGGGCGGTGTGGCGTTGTTGTTCGCGTCCGTCGTGGACCAGGCATTCAGCGTCGCCATGTCAGAAACCCTCGTTTGCGATGTCTTCGGATACCCCGTAAACGCTGATATTCAGCGCATTCGCGACGGAAGCCTCGACACCGAGATACCCGCCGCGTTTCAGCATGATACCACTGCCGAGGTGGTTTGACTGGAACACCAGCGAATCCCCGCCGTCCGCCATTGTCGCGGTCATAATCAGGCTGTCATTGTCGAAGGTGGCAGCCACGTCGTTGTGATAGATTTTGACTATCACGTTGCCGGACCCCGGCACCACGGCGGCGCGGATTTGCGTCACTTCGAGGCGCAGGGGGCCATTCGACAGCACCGCCACCGGCGTTGTGACGGCAGGGCGCACGCGCCCCAGCAAACCGCCCCTGGCACCTGAAAAGCTGCTGGCCATCACGGATTACCGTATTTCAAACCGGGCTGTAGCAGGCCGGCGGCAGTCAGCCCGCCAGACAGCGCGGCGGCAGAGGTCGGTACCGGATTTCCGCCCAGCAGCCCCTCGATCCGTGGCGGGGCCATCAGCGCATCCAGATCGGCGCCGCGCAGGGCGTTCACTTTGGCGGTGGTTAGCATGTTCATCCGGCTGTTCATCACGTTTTTGCGCGTGGCATCGGTGGCCTTTCGCGCGAGGTACCCGCCGATGGAGGGCGGCAGTCCGACGCCGGAAGACATGGCAGCACCGTAGCCGAGCAAGGCAGCCAGTTTGCTCGTGGTGTCCTGGGTGCTTTTCTGAGCCAGATATTTCGCGGTATTGGAATTTCCGATGGACTCCTTGAACGTCTCGAACATCTTTTTCTCGCGCTCAATGAAATCCATGAATTCATCAAATTTCTGCTTTCCACCGAAAGCCACGCGCAGGGCGTCGCGGGTGTTCGGACGGTCGAAAATGCCCTTCGTCAGATCGGCCGTGTCGGACTTGTTGCCTAGCTTCCGCGCCGTGGCGCGCAGGGCGCCGATCTTGAACCACGCTTTCTCGCTGTCCGTCATGCTGCGAACCAGATCGGCGGAAATGTCCGCGTCGTCGCGGAAAATGCGCAGGCCGAGTTCGACGGCATCTTCGTTGGCCTTGTCGCTGGCCCACATGGCGCGTGCGTCGCGCAAAGCCGGGTTTTGCTGGTAGATCAGCTCGCGGAAGGCATCGCGGTTTTCCCTGGCCGCACCGGCGCGGGCGCTGTTACCGGCACGGTATAAGCCGTTCACCACGTCGTCGTATGCGCGCAAAATGGTGTCCATGTCTTCGGTATCGACAACCCCGCCCTTCGCTTTCAGCACGGCTTTCGGGTCGCGTCCTTTTTCCTTGAGCAACAGCTTTCCCTCTTTCAGTGCGGCTTTTCCGGCGGGTGTTTTCATCAATTTCCGCATTTCAGGCGTGATGCGCACAGGACTGGCATAAGCCATATCGTACATCTTCTCGGCCTTCATCTTCATGCCGGACATCAGCTCGCGAGTGGCCTTCCCGAAGTTGTCTTCCTGCTTTCCGGTAAGGGCCTGCGCCAGACGGGGGAACACGCGATGCCACTGCTCCTTGTTGCGATCTTTCAGCCACTGCCGGAACTGCGTGGACGCTGGAACCGGCATTTTCGATACTTCTTCGGCCAGTTCCCGCGTGGAAGGGCCGAGGTCGGCAATGGTCATTCCGGGCGTCTCGGACAGCAATCGCTTCGCTTCGTCCAGGGTGATCTCGCCGGCGGCGATGTCGTCCTTCACGGCCTGCACCACGGCCTGCTTGCCTTCGTTGTTCAGCACGGCCTGCTTCGTGAACGGTTTGCTCACAAACTTGGCTACCTGCTTACCAACGGCGCCGGCGGCGGGCATCAGCATATTCAATGCCCCTCCCGTTGCGCCCATAATGGCAGCGTCCTGGCCGGCTTGCACGGCTTCCGGCACTACATCCTCGCCGGCAGCCAGGGCGGCCAGGGGATCGCCTTCGCTGTAGCCGTAGCCGGACGCGGCGCCCATAGCGGTACCCTGGGCGCCCAAACGGGCAAGAGTGCCGACCAGACCGCCGCCCGCTTTTACCGTCCCACCCATCAGGCCACCACCGGATGCCAGACCGCCGATCAGCTCGCCCGCCAGGGTAGTGCCGGCGTCCTCCCGGCGCGCGGTTTCCAACATCTGCCGATTCTGGCCAAGCGCCCGCCGGTAGCGGTCCATGTAGTCGTCGGCATAGGTGGACTGCATCGTGTCGTACAGCTCGCCGAAGGACGCATTTTCAAGCCCTTTCGACGGGGCCAGCTTGTTTGCCGTGGCGAATATCAGCGGCGCTACCCATTTCTCAGTGCCGGCACGGATCGCTGCCGATATTTCGTCGCCGAAGCCGAACGTGACGCCCTGGCTCAGTCCCAGGGCGCCGGACACGGCATCGTTCTGGCTTTCCTCGTAGTTGCCCTCGTGGATGGCTTTGGCAAGCTCCCGCGCGTCTTCCGATCCGGCGGCGTCAGCCGCCTGCAATGCTTTCACCAGCTGTTCGTAGGTAGCCATGTCATTTCAACCATTTGTTGACCAGCGAATCGACATCGCTCGCAGCCGGCGGCGTGCCGAGTCCGAGATTCTTGCGCGTCGCCGGCGCAGCCGTAGACGTGGGCGCGGCGGGCGCCGAGGATGAAGTCGGGGCGGCAGGCGCGGCCGTTGCACTCGGCGGATTCGACAATCGTTTATCGACAGGCTCCCAGCGGATTCCCGCGCGCGCCGCCGCCTGGTCTATCAACCAGTCCTTGTTCTTGTTCCAGTCGGAAAGCTGCCCGGCCTGCGACTTATTGCGGCTCAAATAGGCTGCGGAATGAGACGCCTGCGCCATTTCAATGACACGCAGTTTCTGCATCCCGCGCAGGAAACGCGCGAGGTGTTCCGGGTCAGCCGTGGGTTTCGGCCATCCTTCCAGCACCAGCCGAATATCGCGGTCTGATGCAGGCCCTTTCGGCAAGCTGTTGATCGCCCCCGATACGCGCAACTGGTTGTATTCCGTGCGCAGACGGGTCACTTCGTCTTCGCTACCCATCAGGCGCGCCAGCCACTCGGAGGCAGACCCGGCGGCGCCAGACATCAGCTGGGGCTTCATTTCCTCGAAACGATTGGCAAGTGTGGCCATGCGCCCCACATCGTATTCCGCCTTTTGCGCGCGAGTGATCGCTTCGTTCAGGAAACCTTGCTCCTTGTTGCTCAGATCGTCGATGCGCTGCAACAAATCGAATCGCGGCTGCCCGGTCTGAACGAATGTGTCCTGAAATTTTTGCAGCGATTCCGGCGTGAAATCTCGCGGGTTGATCGACCCGTACATCTTCAGGAACTGCTCCATCGGATTTGCCGATTGCTGCGCCTGGGCCTGCTGTTTCCGAATCGCCATCAGCTTGCTGGCGTAATCCAGTCCCACATCCGTCGGGTCGTTGGCATACTGAGCCAGCAGGCCGTAGAGTTCCCGCGGCATTTGCGGGACGGCAGGGGGCGGCGCGGCGGCCGGCATTTGCGGCGCCGACATGCCGGCATTCGGAGCAAGCAGACCCAGCTGCCGCGCTCGCAGTGCCGGGTCGTTGGTCAGATCAAGCAGGCTCATGGCCCTACCTCACTGGTTTTGCATTTGCGACAGATACTGCATGTAAAGCGGCATCGCGTTCATACCGAGGGCCGCGCCGCCGACATCGTAGTTCACGTCCGGCATCTGCACGCCATTGTTTTGCAACATCGACCCCACAGCCCCGCCCCGCAGGAAGAATTCGCTCAGGGCTTCGCGCATTTTTTCCATGCGCTGACGGTCGCTTTGCTTGTTCTTGAATTCACTCGACGCCAGCAGGCCCTGGACGGCGGCCGCCGCCGGGTTCACCCCGCCGTCGTATCGGGATTGCAACAGGCCCATGCCGACGGTGAACAGGGGGTTCCCCATCAGGCCCTGCATTTTATTCATCCAGTCTTCCATCGTTCATTTCCTCGTTCTATTGGTAGCCGAGAATGCCGCCGCCAAGCGCGAGCAAAGCGGTGTAGGGGTTGCTCAGGGACAGCATGGAACCGATGCTGGCCCCCGCCATCGCCCCGCCGAGTGCGCCCGCCCCGCGGCTGCCGCCTGCGCCGGTTTGCGTCATCGTTCCGAACGACGGCACACCGTTGATCGCGTTGGCGTAGTCCTGCAACCGCCGCATCGGGGCGTTCTGCGTGTAATCCCAGCGGGCGAGGGCGTCCCCGATGATGTCCTGCGCCTGGCCCTGCACCGTATCGCCGACCGTGGCCAGCTTGTTGATGTTGCTGTCGTAGAGCGATTGCAGCAATGGCACCTGTCGCCCGGCTTCCAGGCGCGCGCGGTTGACGGAATCGAACAGGTCGCCCATTTGCTCGGTGCCGCGGGTGCCCAGCTGCCCCAGCGTGCCGCCTGCTTGCAGCCGGCGGTTGGCCGCCGTGTTGAACAGGTTGGCCGCCAGGGCGTTCTTCTGGCCGTAGAGGCTGCCGGCGGTGTTTGTCAGGTTGGCCGCGGTCTGGCCCAGCTGGCCGGCCGCCTGCACTTGACGGGTCCGCTCGTTGTTGTAGTTCTGACCATACAGGTTGCCGGCCATCTGCGACAGCGAATCGGTCAGCTCGCCGGTGGCGCTGTTCAGCATCTGCTGCTGTATCCCGCTGCCGGTACGCCCGGCCGCCGAAAAGGTGGCGTTGATGCCTGGCAGCACGCTTTCGTTGAACTTTCGGGTCACGTCGTTTGCGGCGTCGCCGAACATGCGACTCAGGTACGGGTTGGCTCCGAGGTACCGGCCAGCGGCAGTCTGTTCCAGCTGACCAAACCCGCGGCTGCCCGCCATGCCCAGGCCGGCCGCGTTCTGCATCGTCTGCGCCTCGCGGATCACTGCCGGATCGTAGCCCACGCCGGCCTGCTGCCGGGCCTGCGCCACGGAAGTCGGCCCCATCGTGCCGGCCTGGCGGGCCAGGTCGATACCCGGCTGCAAGGCCCGGGTGGCCGTGGCCGCGCCGAAGGCCACCTGGCTCGGGTTGACGTTGCCCATGCCCATCGTGTCTTGCAGGGTCGAACTGTAGGCCCGCTGTTCCGGCGTGCCGTGCAGCCCCATGTTTTCCATTATCGCCATAGCCTGCTGTTGCTGGGGCGCAAAAGGCGCCACAGTGCTTCCGCCGTAGAACGAATTATAGCGGCCCTGGCCGTATATCCGCTCAGCTTCCGAAAACAGCTTCTTGAGGTATGGTTTCGCCTCGGACCAGGGTTCGCTGGTTTGCGTTACGTCGCCGCCGCTGCTGCCACCCATTACAGGTTCCTCCGATAAATAGTCCAGGGCGCCTTGTAGGCCGAGAACTTGCTGGTGAGTTTCTTCCAGCCTGGCCGCCCGCACGCCTCAATGGCTGTGCATTCGTACTCCCGGGCGTAGGTTTCCATCACGTCCACCAGATCATCGACCCATTCCTTCATCCGGTCGCCGGCGATGAACTGGACCCACAGCACCTTGTCCGTGGGCCGTTGCACGATCTTCGTGCAGGCAATAGCCTGGAAATCGCGGATCGACCACAGCAACAGGCCGCCGGTGGCCAGTTCGGCCATGACCGATGTCAAGGTGTACCCGCTGTCACGTGTCGCCACTCGCCGAAGCAGCCCTTCGGCCCGGGGCCAGAACAGGGCCACGTGCTCGGTCGGCACTGCGAAGATCGGCGGCGTTTCCACAGCTTCCAGGTTCGCAGTCATGTCATCCTCCCGGCAGCGGTTGAGTGCTCGGGTTCACCGTCGGCGGCGCGCCCTTTCCGTCGATGTACGCATTCGGCTCACTTGGCGCCGGCACCGGCGAATTGGTCACAAGCCCCGGCAGGGTCTGCACAGGTTCCGGCGTGACCGGCGCCGGCGCCCCGTAGACGCCAGTAAAATCCGGCACAGCCGGGGCCGGTGTATTCGGGTGGTAGTATTGCGTGGTCCCGTCCGCGCCGTTAATCGCCGTTGGAAGCCCGGGAGCCGCATTGTCGATGGCCGTGCCCAGGTCAACCGGATCGGGCGTGCTGTTCAGCACCGGGATCGGCTGAGTGGTGGGAGGCGGCGCCGGCAGGGTCGGCGGCAGCGGCAGCCCGGGGGCGTTTGTAGTACCCCCGACAGCCCCACCCTTCGGCGCCGTGCCAGTTCCGCCACCGGCGGGGGCGGCCGGATTGCCAAACTGCCCTGGGATCGGCACGTTGTTGGCGACCCCGGCCATGTTGTAAGACATGGCGTTGTAGTCGGGCGGGCTGCCGTTACCGAACGGGTACATCGGAATCGGTGTCGGGGTATAAGGTACCGGAGTGTTCCAGGCGTCAGGTGACGTGCCGGGTGAAATCGGCCCAAGTGACGATGATTGACCCATTATCTCTCCCCTCCCGCCGGGTTGACTGTTATTTTAACCCCATCTGCGTAGGCAAAGCCACCAGTGACTTGCACGCGAAATCGCATGAATCTTGCATTTTTGCGGAACGGTACCTGCCGGGACGCCGAATGTGGCGCTTTCGGGTTCGTGTAAACCGGCGTGTCTTCCAGCGAATTTCGCGTGCCCACGGATACCGTGGTGGCCGTGGAACCGTTACCCTCTATCAACGGCCGAACGGCTGACAGGAACAGCCGCTGCATCCCCGGGTCGCTGACTTCGCTGCTTTCCAGCTCGGCGGTCAGGTAGGCCCCGTCGAAAGTGCCGCCAGTGTTATCCGCGGCGAAAGCCATCGTGTTCAGCCCCCCGCCCGAGTAGGCGCTGGAATCGACCAGGATGCTGTCGGTGTCGATGCCATTGACCAAAAAAGTGTCTAAATTGTCGAGGGTGACGCCCGGCGGCACGTACTCGCCGATGAATTGCGTCTCCACTTCTGCTGTGGCCCATTTATCGGCCACCCAGTTGTAGATCAGAAGCCGGTCGTTGTTGGCCGCGGACGCCGAGGATTTGAACGCCCATATCAGCAGCCTGCGCGGGATGTCCACGGTGCCCACCATGTCTTCCCAGGCTGTCGGGTCCGAATTGTCGGCGAACCAGCGCGATATTCGGTTGTGGCTGATCGAGACGGGTTCGCCGGAACCGGCATCCAGGCGGTAGAAACCGTCCCATCCGAAGAACCAGATCGTGCTGCCGGCCCACACAACAGATCGGGGCGACGGCGTGCCGCGTTTCACAGCGATTTCGTCGAACTGGAAAATGGTCGGCGGTCCGGTGTATCGGCCGATGTAGATCGACTGCTCCAACAGCACCGTGGCCCAGCGCCCAGGGACGATCCGCTGCACAGCCCCGCCGTTGCCGAACAGTTGCTGCTGATCCGATTGCGTTGCGATGTCTGGCGTCCACAGCTCGGAATTGTTGTAGCCTGACCATTGCACGAAGTTCGGCCCCTTCCCGTCGATGTCACCGAGCATGACGAAATCGCGCACGATAGCGATGTGCTTCGCCACCGGCGGCGACCCGGCCAGATCGGAAAACGCCGTGTCGGTCCCCACATCGAATTTTTGCACGGGGTCGCCGCCGTTCGTGGCGATGACCCGTTCGCCGAATTTTGCGAATTCCCAGTAACCGCCGGCCGTGTAGCCGCCAGCCTTGCTCACATCCACCCATGAACTGCCATTGGAATCCAGCTTGTAGAGCGTAAGCGGATCGCCGGCCATGTTCACGATATTGCCGTTCTTGTCGTTCATCCAGAACAGCCCTTTGCAGGCCCCGGCCAGGGCGTTCGTGAACGGCAGCAGGGAGCGCAGCCCAGCAAAGGAGTTGATGCTGGGGATCACATTCTTCGCGACGATAGACCCTGGATTGCCGTTTGCCGGCAGGTCAGGCAGCCACTCGCCGAAAGGGATTGTGGACGGGACGCGCATCAGACAATGGCCGGCGGCCGGCTTTGACGTTTCAGCATGGCGCCGTTGCGTTTCATGTTCTCGGATCGGTTGAATTGCTCGACGGCGCGGGTGAACAGCCCATCATAGCGGGCTTCGATTTCCGGCGACTGGATGTACCCAGCTGCCACTTTCATCAGACCGTACAGGTAGAGGTCCATCTGGTTTTCCAGCAGCCAGTTCGTATCGGTGTCGTTTACCAGCCGGGGAATCTTCGATTGGTAGAGAACTTCCAGGCTCACCGTGGCCGTAGCGTTCGGCTTCGGGGCCAGTACGATCCGGGTGCGAATGTCCGGCGCCGTGCTGTTCGTGGCGTCCCCCTCGAAGCTGTGCAGCTTGCGGCGGCCGCCGCGGCCCAGCCATTCGGATGTCTGGCGCAGGGCCTGCGGCGTGTGGAAAACGGATTCCTCACCATCCACGTAGACCGACAGCGGGGAGCGGAAATCCGCCGGCATTTGCACGTATTCGCTGGCCACGGCGGCGTTCGAGTAGGCTTTCTCGGTGAACGCCGGCCGGATCACACGATCCAATTCGGCTTCGAGGATGCCGAGGATGTACGGGAAATCCGCATTCGTCACCGCGATGTCATCGCGGGCGAACCAGGAATCCACAGTGCTTTTCAGGGTCTGCAAGTCCATCGTCAGAGTGCCGAGGGTTTGCCGCGAACGTCATCAGTACGAAGGCGGGCGTTGTTCGGGTCGTTCAGTTTCATGATCTCGAACTGCTGCCACGTCATCTTGTCGCTGTACTGTTCGCGCCATTCCTTCTTCCAGGCGTTGTAGGTGTTGATCGGAATACGGGCCACGTGGCGCATATTGGCACGCCGGTTTTGCGGCAAGCCGCGCAAGTCATGGCAACTGTCCATGATGGACTGTTCCACCGACGACGGGGTGTGCTCGACCGTGGTCAGAACGTCCCCGTCAGGGTCGATCTCGACGTGGTGTTCGACGCCTGTGGCAGACCGCTCAAACAGTAGCTTCTTGGGCATCGGCTTTCTCCCGGCGGGCGCGCCGACGACTTTTCGCTTCACCGCCGCCCTTCACTTCCGGTTTCACAGAAGCCGGCTTCTTGCCGAGGGCAAGGCGTCGCGCGACGGCAATGGCCGCTTCGCGGGCTTCGGCTTCCTCCGACGTGTCATGCGGGCGGAAATTCGGCGCGCACAGCTCAGCCTCGCGGTAGCTTTCATAATCCAGCGGTCGGGTGGCGTCTTCCAGCGTGATTTCCAGCTTGCCGGTTTCCATCAGGACATGCGCGAGAACGCGACCGTCTTCGGTCAGCACATCCTCGCTGATCGCCACGATCTCGCCGGGTTCCAGCTTGCGCCGTTCCGGGCCGCCGCCCATGTGGACGCCGGAAGTGGATACGCGGTCGTCCAGTTGCTTGATCTTGAGATTCGGCATTTCAGTTCCTCTCGTGTTGTGGAAAACACCCCCGGGTTGCCCCGGGGGTGGTCAGGTCAGACCGGATCAGGCCACCATTGCAGCCGCGGAATCCACGTCTGCGATGACACCGCTGGCCGCCTCGTTGTTGGACTTCAAAGCCCAGTCAACGAGGATGTGCCGGCGCTCGGCGTCGCCGATTTTGGCGATGGTTTCGGTCTTGTAGCCGTCCAGGTAGCACATTTCCCAGTATTCGGTATCGAGCACCCAAACGTCCCGCTCGCGCTGGAAGCGGTTGGGCACGATGTCCAGAACACCGTAATCGGAAACGTAAACGTCCACCGCACCGACCACGGACACGCCACCGCGAGGCGACTTGCCCTGATCCTGGTACTGGGTGGCCACACGCGCGGAAGAACCGAACAGATAATTGGACAGGCGCTGCTTCACAGTCGGCCCTACCATAATCATGTTCGGGCTGCCGCCCTGGATGTAGCACTCGCGGATGATCTGCAACAGATTGGTTTCCGAGAGCGCAGCCACAGTACCGTCAGTGGCCGCCGTGGTCGGCTCGCCGTAGGTGGTGTTGGACAGCGCCGGATCGGCCCCGCCCACACCGCGAACGGTGTTGGTCTTCACCCAGGCGCCCAGGCCGGCCGTCAGCGAAGCCACAGTGGAAGAACCGGCCAGGGTGGCCTGGTTCAGACACGCGATGGCTTCCACGTCGCGGCGCAGCTCGCGGCCCTTTTTGGCGATCTGGTACGCCAGCTCGGACTTGCGGCCCGCCTTGTTGACGATATTGGCCCGACGTGAGATCGCCAGATATTTGATGGAAATCTGGTGATACACCCCGATGCGGGACGCCGGATCGGACGAATCGGTGCCGAAGTCGGCGCCGTCGATTGCAGCGTTGCCGGTGTCAGCGGCGGCCAGTTCGTCGATCTGCCATTCCTTGAGCACGTTGCTCGCGGAACCGCGGCCGATGTTGGATTGCAGGGGAACCTCGGTCGGCGAAATGTTGTAGATCACATCGGTCAGGTCTTCCCGAACATTGTCGCCCTGGGTCGCCAGGTTGTAGCGGTCAAAGTTGGTTGTTGCCATTGGTATTTCCTCGCTAGAGCATGCTTTCGATTACCTTTGCAGCATCCTCGACGCGGCCGGACTGTTTCGCTTTCCGGCGCAGCTTGCTGAGTTTTTCGGACTTAACTCGCAAAGGCTTCGGCGACTGTTTCCCGCCTTTCGAGGTCATCTTCGGCACGTTTTTCCGTACCTTCTTGACCGCTTTTTCGCCTTTCGCAACCTGGTTCCGAAGTTTCTCAACTTCCGCGCGCAGATCGGCCAGTTCCAGCGCCCCGAGCACGATTCGATGGTCCATGATCTGCGCCGCTTCCTCGGGCGAGTAGCCCAGCGACGTAATCACTTCCGAAGCCTTCGTGACGTGTTCCTCGCCGAAGCCTTCCACCTTCGATTGCAGACTCTGCATTTCAGCGGCTTTCTTCGCCATCATGAATTGCTGGTTCTGCGCCTCGTATTGCTGCATCGCTTGTGAGCGGTATGATTGCAGGGTTCGCAGCCGGTTGTTCAGTTCCTCTTTCCGAGCCGCCCATTCAGCCGGGTCGGTTTGTCGGAGGGTCTGCATTTCCGGGCTGTCCATATCGCTGACTAGCAACTGTTCGGCGGCCATCATGGTCGTCGCCAGTTCCCGGTGCTGCTGCTCGAATTGCTGATGTCGCAGGGCGTAGTCCTGTTCCATCTTCTTCGACTGTTCTGCAATCTGGCTCGTTTTGCGTCGATAATCGGCGTCACGTTGGTACCCTTTTTCGAGTTCCGCGAGTGTGACCGTCATTTCCTCCCCGGATGCTGTGAACGTGTGCTGCAAGGATTCCTTGAGTTGATCCAACGGGATTTCAAGGGCCTCGGCCAGTTCGCTCAGGGACTGGATTTCGTCGGTTTCCCCGGACTCGGATTCGGTTTCCGTTGCCGATTCCTCGCCTTCTTCATCCTCGGATTCAGCGTCGTCGGTTTCCGAATCGTCAGTTTCCTGGTCTTCGGAGTCACCGGCGTCTTCGCCTTCATCCTCGAATTCTTCTTCGTCAACGCCCTCGGCGTTGTCTTCTTGTTGCTTGCGGAACCGGCCGCGCTGGTCGCGGGCCTGGCTCCCTTCGTTCTCGCCGTCCGGGTCAAGCGCCCGGCTGGGTGTGCCCGACGGGTTTACGTGCCCGTCATCATCCAGCAGCCCCTCGATAGCGGCTGCTGCGCTGGATACGGTGCCCCCGATATGGGATTGACCGCTGATCTCGCCGGCGTCTTCCGGCGCCATAAGCACGTATTTGAGAACGGTTCGGTACATGGTTTATTCCTCTTTCACAGGTTGAAAATCAGCCAGGCGCAGCTGGTCCACTTGGGTACTCAGGGCCAGCGCGCGTTTCAGGCTGCTCAAAGTCCGCAAAACGCGGCACAGTTCCATTTCGTAGTCCACGGTGGCCTGCTGACCATCGTGGCGCAATTCTTCGATCTCGCGGATCATGCTGTCGCGGATAGTATCGAAAGCGTGGGTCATCGCCGGGTCGTTCAGCAGTCGGTTTGCATCTTCCGACAATGTTCCCCGTGAAACCTTGCGCCGGCGGCGGGTCCGCCGATGTGCGTTCTCGGTGTCAACCAATGCGAAATCCTCGCTGAAAAAGTGCCATAGTCGCTACAATACGCCCTGTTTTTCGCAGTATCAAGTCAATGGGGCTTGCGTCCCTTTATGCGCATGCCCGTGGTCTGACCGCCTTCTTTCACAAAAACCACATCAAAATTGCTCGGCGGGTCCGGCGGCAGCGCGGTAGCCGCGAGCACTTTGGTCAGTTCGTCCTGCACTTTCAGCTGGGCCTGAGCCACCACGGAAACTATATCCGCCAGCTCGGCCACCGCCATCGCCATCTTCTGAACCTCGGCGGCTATTTCCTCGGTCCTGACCGTGACCGGCGCCTCCACGGAAACTTGCGGAGCGGCCACTTGTACTTCAACTTTCGGCGCCGGCGTCGGTTTCTTCTTCGCCGCCTTCTTCGGCGTTATCCGGTCCTTCATCTTCATCGTTCATTTCCCCCGATTCGCTGACCAATTTCAGGGCCTGCTGGTATGTTTCGGAAACCTCGACGGCAGTGGCAGCCGCCTCGGCCATCGTCTTGTCTGCCTGCGCGCGCTTCACTTGCGTATCCGCTTCGATATTCTCGATGCGTTGCTCGATTTCCTCGCGTTCCTTTTCGTCGGTGTCGATCTTCATCAACAGCTCGCGTTCTTTCAGCAGCAGTTCGTGGTCCTTGCGCGCATTCTCGGCCTGTCGCGCCGCGATCTCGGCCTGAGCGCGTGCGGCATCCAGTTGCGCCTTCTGCTGCGCCTCCGCGGCCTTGCGCCGCTGCTCCATGCCCAGGGCCTGCGCCTGCGCCTGCGCCAACAAGGCTTCCGGCGGCGGGGGCGGCGGTTCCGGCGGTTGGTATTCCGGCGATTGCGGGTCGATAAAGAACGTGCTCGGATCGCCGATGTCGCTGGCGTTCACGATGCGCGCCATTGTGTTGTGGATGCGCTTCATGTCCGCCAGGCCCGCCGGCAAGGACTCTTTCTGCATCGCCAGGATGTTTTGCAGGATCATGATGCGCTGCTGTTTCGTGCTGTATCCCAGGCCGACTTCGATGGTCAGATCGGTGCGTTCCGGCCACAGGGAGGGGTCTACGTTCACCCAGTCCCCGCGCAATTTCACTTGAAGCCCCTCGCCCCACGAATCGCGTAGCAGCTGATGGACTTTCAACATCAGTTGCCGGTAGCCGGTTTCCGCGAACACGCGCACCAGCATTTCCACGCGCTGCGAAGCACGTTCCAGGGCGTTGTTGAACACGTCCTGCCGCACTTCTTGCAGCGCACTCGCGTCAACCGAGGTGTCCGGCGATACGCCGGTGCGGTTTACCCGGGCCATGTCCACGTGCTTGATGACCGGCAGAATCTCCGACACCAGCGACGGTGACGGCTCGGCGGCGAAGGCGTTTTGCGCCATACCGCGCACCGGGATGTATTCGGCCTGGGTGTTCATGATCGCTTCCATCGTGCTGCCGTCTTCCAGCAGGGCCGATTCGCTGAACACCTTGCGGCGCAGGTTGATCCGATAGATATTGTCCAGAAGGTTCCGGGTCAGCACGGATGACAGCAGCTGCAAATCCTTCACGGTATCCACGTAGGACATGCCAGTGTGCTTGTGCTGCATCAGGATAGACGACATCGAAATGAACGGCTGGAAGCTGACCGGCTCGTTATCGACTATCGTTTCGCCGACCATGCGGATATACCGCAATTCGGCCACCCCATCACCGTCGTAATCGACCATGACATAGAGTTTGTGGACCACATATCGACGCATGGATTCGTCAATGCTTTCGTCGGTGTCCGATTCTTCCTCGGCGTAGAACATGCGATTGGTTTCTTCGTCGCCGTCGTTGCCTTCATCGGAATTCGGGGTGCTGGGTATCTTGTCCAGCGTTTTCTGGTCCACCCCGTCCTTCACCAGCTCGGTGTAGGTGGCCTCGAACCGGCGGCCTACTATCTCGCCGTCATCCAGATTCGGGGAGGTCAGTGTGCTGTCGATAATCATCTGCTCAGGCGGCACAGGGCTGACGGACAGCACGTTGTATTCCTTGCGCTGGCGCACCCGGACATTGAACACCGGCACGTCGCCGTCCATTCCAACTTCTTCCTGTTCCATGATTTCGATGTCCTTATCGTCCTCAAGCAAGCCGAGTCCCACCGGGTTGATGCCTTCTACCACGCCGGTTTCCGTCGTTTCCCGCTTCTCTATCGCAACCTCCACGTATCCGTTCGGGTTCATGATGGCATCCTTCATCCAGGTGTAGAGTGTCGTGAAGCCGCCCTCCCCACCACGGTTTTTCCGCATGATGCAGTGGTTCACCACTTCCGTTTCGAGCTGCGCCTGTTCTTCGTCTTCCGGCCCTGTGGCATCGAAGGAACCGATCTGGTCCCCGGACAGGAACGTGCGCAATACCGAAGGCAGCACCCATTCGACAGTCTCTAGAACCTCACGGGTCACGAACTTGGAATACCCCTCGCGTTCGTTCCCGTATTCCTTCCCGACGTAATAATTCAGGTTCTCTTTTCGGACATCGTTCAGGTCGCTGTCAGTCCCGCCGCCCACGGATGTAAGCAGTTTGTTTTTCAGCATCCCGGCGAGTTCTGTGTCGTTCTTGATGGCCATGATCTATACCAGGTGATCGTAAGTAGGTAGCAGCGTCGTATTGCCGCCGAATGCTTTTTCCGCGATGTAACGGCGTCCCGTCCGGTGGCTGCGCGCCTGTTCCGCCCAGGTGTGCCGTTCGCCGTTGTAGCCCTGGGCAAACTGCCGGATGGCGTCAGCGCCGTGGCACCCCCAGTTCTTCGCCGGGATTTGCCGCGTCACCTTGCCCACGGCATCCCAGGTCCACTCGTATGCCATTAGCGCGCGCAGCCCCTCAGCGCAGCCTTCTTCGTCGAAATAGCACAGGGAAAACGCCTTGCGCATCAGCTCGATGCCGTCGTTCAGAACCCGCGGCTTCGGCACGACTTCTATGGGCCGCACCCCGGCGCTTTCCAGAATCTCTCGCCGAGATTCGCTGAATTCGCTGGAAATGTCCACCACCTCGACATCGTGCGGCAGAAAGTGCCTGCCGTAGAACCATCCGTGTTCTTCCTTCATTTCACGCAGCAGATCGGCGTAGTAGGTTAAATCGCGCAGGCGGTCCTGATGGTACTTCACGAAATGGTGCTTGCCGCTGACTTCCTGATGGAACCATATCGCCGTGTAGTCGTTGCGCCCCAAGTCCCAGAACGTATTGACGGGAACGCCGCGGGCAATCGGCAACTTCGTGATCCGGCCTTCGCGCCGCGCGTCGCGCAGCTGCTGGCCGTATATCATCAGTTCGGTGTTGCGCTCGAAGGCTTCCGCCGGCGTGGACGGGTATTCCTGCTTCATCTTGTCCGTCTGTTCGGCCGCCTTTTTCACGTACCAGTTCTTTTGCTTCCGGTTCAGGCTGATGCCGTGCTGTTCCTTGAGATCGCGGAAATACAGTTCCAGCTTTTCGTCGATCTCCACATCGTCTTCCAGCTTGTAATCTGGATGTTTCCACCACGGGAAGAAAAAGAATTTCCAATCCATCTTCGTGAAGACGGCCTTTTTCTGGTTCACTTTTTCCAGCAGGTCTTCGCCCACCTTGCACATTTCGTAGAATTCGCCGAAAGGCCCTTCCGCCGTAGATTCAATGAAGGCGATCTGCCCCGGTACAATGGTGTTCAGAGTTCCAGTGATGACTTCCTCGGCTTTCTCGGGGAACCGGGCGCACATCTTCCCGAATTCCGAAATATGCACATACTGGTAGGTGCCGGACCGTAGCGACGTGCCCACGCGAATTTTCGACCCGTTACTGAATTTCAGCGACCGCACGGTGTCGCTTTCAGCCGTTATCATCGCGCGCAGGTCTTCCGGCAGGTTATCGTAGGCGTACTTGATCTTGTCCTCGAAGAATTCTTCGGCGTCCTCCCGGTTGTGGGCCACGATGCCCATACTCAGGTTGTCGTTGAACAGGGCGCGGTCCAGCATGAATATCTGGATGAAGGTGGTCAAACCCATTTGCCGCGCTTTCAGGATCAGGTTCAGATACCACATATCCGAGTAGAGCGCGCGCTGCGCCCAGTTCAGCTTGAACCGAATTTTCTGACCCTGCTTATTCTTGATGAAATACAGGTTGTTGAGCCGCCACCAGGGGTCGGTCAGCTTCACGGCGAGGGCAGTTTTCGCTCCCATGTTCAGCTCCCGTCAATGGGCGGCGGCAGGCCGTCCGTCTTGTTCGATGCCATTTTCAGGATGTCGGCCAGCTCGCCTTTTACGCCGTGGCTCACATCCACTTTGTCCCCGTATATCTTCGGCAGCAGCTTCGTGGCCAGCCATTTTCGCGTGTCGATGCGCAACCGGCTACGCTGCACCGTGTCGTTGTTCGGTACCCATCCGGTGAAATTCCCGGCGGCGTCGTAGGTCGGCTCCCAATCCTCGGAACGGTCATCCGCCAGGGTGATAATTTCCTCGATCAGCAGTTCGGCATAGACCCGCTTGGCGTAGTAGTACATTTCTCGGAAATCAGCCAGTTCCGGGTTCGCCAACCATTTCACCACCGTATTTGAGGATGGCATTTTCGGGTCTTTCGCGATTTCTTTCAGCGTCTCCCCGTGCATGATTCGCTCGCATATACGCCGCGCCACCGGGGCGCTGTAGGATGTCCCGACGTACTGGCGAACCTTGCTTCGCGGCGGGGGGCCGGCGAAGCTGGCCGGTTCGGGGATTCCCCGCTTGCCCGGCGTCAGGGCGTGCTGCTCCCCGTACTTCTCGAAAAATTCCTCGCTCGGGTACGGGTTCAGCGTAGGCCGCTTGTTTTGTGACGCCCGATTGCTCATTGCTTCACCGTTCGGACAATATGCGCGCCGAAGAAAAACGCCCCGATACCGAGTACCAGATAGCTCATGGGATCATGGGTAGCGATCTTGAAAGCGTACTCCGACCAGTCCTGAAACCACGGATATGTGGCCAGGCTGAATATGAGGAAGAACACTTCCACGCGGATGATCCACAACGCAATATCCCGCCGCGTTCGCGACCGCTCGGTGTTTTCGTCGGCCGTGCTGGCAAGGAATTTCGAGTACACGTTGGCCGTTTCCAGCATGAATTTCGCCCGTTCTTCGTCGGTGAAATTCTGTTCGTCTATCCATGTTCCGACCCCGCGTGCAACCTCCATGACGCGATCCGCGCCGTCCTTCGTGCCGATCCCGAATACCGCCTTGACGCCGGTCCACAAGCCCTTGATGATGTTCATAGTATGATCTCCACATGCCCGTAATCACGCAGGCGATGGTCGAGTGTGCTGCCGTCGCCGTCCCAGTCGCCGCCCCATCGTATCCGCACCCCAAGCTCGTTCGCGGATGCCAGAATCACGCCCGCCACCACGCAGAATATGCCGATGTCTTTCCACGGTATCGCACCGTCGATCCACGGCGCAAAATCCACGGCTTCCGACATCGGCATACCGTTCGGCAAAGTCGCGTTGTGCTTCGATTCAGGCCACCGTTTCGTGCTCGCGCCCGTATCATAGAGGGTGTTTTGCGCTTCTTCGCCGCGCCAGCCGTGAACTATCGTGATGTCGTAGGGCGTGCGCAAAATGGCCCGTTCCATCACCCTTTTCAGATCGGGATGAACATTGTCCAACTTCGCTTTGCTACGTTTTCCGTAGGCAAATTTTCCCATTTCCACACCCCCGTCAGCTGTAATATATCACCCGAATCGCAGCGAGTGCCAGCGCCGCCAGTTCATCGTCCGTGTAATCTTGCGGCAGCTCGATCTCGAATACATCCTCATCCTGCGCCGGCGCCGGTGGCAAAATCACCTTTCGGTACGGCTCCACACCGCCCGATCCGGCCCCTTTTTCGACCGCCGGCGCGCCGCCGGGGCAGGGCACCCATCCCAGGGTCCATGCTTCCTCGGCGCAGCTCGCCGTCCAGCCCTCGTTTATCATGGCGTTCTCTTGACCGTATGCGTGCCGTCGCCATTGTCGGTCTTGTCCAGGCTGCCGAAGGCGCCCGTGATCTTCGAGCGGTCACCCCAGTATTTGTTCGGGTTCAATTCGTCGAGGTCCATGCGCTTGTAAAGCATATCGACCCAGGCGTTGATCGCCGACAGCTTGGAATCCTGATCCGGTGACAGCCCTGATCCGGTGGACACGGTTTGCAGACCGGCCGAATTGGTCGGGATAACCTGCACCTGGTTCTGCACCAGAATCCCGTTCTGCACATCGAAAATGTTGTTGTTCGAGCCAATCAGGCGCACCGAATAGGCCCCATCCTCGTACTGCACCCGATAGCCATTGATGATCTCAATGGTCCGCGCGTAGGTTACGCCGGCGACGGTGACTTCGGTGTTGTGCCGATGGGTGCGCAAGTGCGTGATGCCGCCGGATGCTGCGTCCAGGGACAGCAGTTCTTTCCGAAACGCATCAGTGTCGTGATCGTAGAGGGTTCCCGTGACCGGCGTCAGGTCCGCCTTCGGCACCGTGATGATCTTGCTGGCCCTGTCGATGCTGATCGCCATGTCATTCGTCCTTCGTCAGTAGCGCCGTGACATCGGCGCCAGTGGAAGCGTTGATGACGAAATCCAGCGGGAACTGCTTGTAACGCGCCCCCGGGCTGGTCATCAGGCGCACCCACCCGTCTACCGGCTGATTCGCGCTCAAGGTGCGCGTGTCCGACACCTCGCCGTTGACATCGGTGGTGGTGTAGATAATCGTGGTGCCCGCGGCCAGCGGCCCGCCTGACTTCGCTTTCAGGTACACCATCGCCCCCTGCAACAGGGCGTTTGTGCCGAATTCCTTTGCCGTGATCTTCGTGGTCACGGGCGATCCCGCGGGGATGTTCACCACACCGGGTCCGTCGTTCTTCACGCTGGGAATGGTTTTTCCCGGGGTCACGTTGATCGTCAGCGTCTGGCCTGACGCCACGTTGACCAGGATGGTTTCGTTGCCGCTGGTGCCTGGCGTGATCGGCTCGCCGGCGGCCTGTGACGGGTATCCGGTCACGTCGTTGTCCCACGCCATCGACACGGAAGCCGAGATCGTGCCCAGATCAACCGCGTGCCCGGTGCCGCCGGTATTGTCGAAGCTGTGCCCGCTGATCTTGTCCAGCGAATCGGTGGTGATGAAGGCCGCGCCGGTTGCCGTGTTGTGCAGGGTAGTGGACCCGCCGCTGATCGCATCGTTCGCGGCGGTCAGCGTCACCGCGTCGCAGTTCGAGAACACCGGATCGGTCAGGGTGACGCCCCCGGGCACGATGGTTCCGCATTCGATGAACGAATCGGTGTCCGACGTGGTGTTGCCGTTGAATTTCACCGAGGATGCGTAGACGTAGATCGAGCGCAGGGACGAAAAGCTGTCCCCGGCTCCCAGCAGCGACGCATCGAACTGGAACGGCAGGGATCGGGACACGCCCTTCCAGGTGACATCCGTGAAGTCAATCACCGTGGCCCCGGTGGTGCCGTCGGCAAAGGTCACGCGGTAGTAGTCCGCCGCCACCGAAGGCACGACGGTATTCCCGCCGGCACCGTTGTTCACCGTCAGGTTGGCGAAGTTGATCGTAACCAGCGATTCTTTCAGGTAAGTGGTGGCCCCGGCCGCACCCCACGTCACCGGCCCTTCGACGAAGAAAGATCCACCGCGGTCGCGCAGCATGCCATAGTAGGCCGTGTCCGCGTCAGCGCAGTTCTTGAAGGTGATTTCGTCGCCAGACGTGCCCCCGGTAAAGGTCACGCCGTCGCCGTCGTTACCGATGCGGATGGCGTCGAGGTAGCAGTTTTGCAGGAAATCCTCACCCTTCGACACCGAGATATTCCCACAATAGCCAACCCGGGTGAGATTCCCCGTCAGGTTTGCGCCGAGGGACACCGCCGGGCGATCCGCGTCGTCCAGGTTCAGGATCACGTGGAACCAGTCTCCGAGGTAGCCCTTGTCCAGCCCCGTGACGTAGTAGAGCGATTCGTTCGCCCCGTCGCCGATGTAGAAGGACACCCCGCCCACGTTGACGTTGCGAATCGGGTAAAGATCGCGCACCCAGGCGTGCAAATGCTTCCCGACGCGAGCCGTGGAAGTCACGGCCGAATACATGCCGCGGAACTGGCTGATCGCGGTCGGATTGGTCGGACCCACCGACCCGGCGTGGCCAATGGCCGCGCAGTTCGCCCCTTGCAGCTGGATCGCCGTTTCCGACGCCTGCGCGTTGCCTGTACCCAGCTTCGTCGGCGCCCCCGGGTCCAGGTTCAGATCGGTCAGCTGGCTGGTGAGCGTAGCGGTAGCCATGCGCTCAATCCACGGCTACGAAATTGACGCCCGTTTTCAGCTGGTAGAGAACGCCCAGACCGCGCTGCACATCGGCCATCGCCTGCATCGCCTCGGCCTGATCCGCCGGCGGCAACGCAGCAATGAACGCATCCATGTCGTCGATCAGCAGCGGCGCCTCGGGCTTGTGCTTGTAGTAGCGCACCCCGTCGGCGTCTCGCCCGTACAACTGAACCTCGGCCGAAATGGCCGTGCGGTAGGGCGGCTCGCGCGACACGGAAACGTGCAGCTGGTTGTATTGCACATGGTCCAGCGTGATTGCCGGGATGCTGCCGGTTGCGTCGGTCTTGATGGCCATGCCTGCCTCCCCTTATGCGTCGGACTGATGGATGATGGACACGCTGCCGCCGGACGACGAAAACGCGCTCGGCGAGATAAACTGCTTCTCGGGGGTTGTCCCGCCGTCGCGGACGACAACCACCAGATCGACATCCACCGATTCGTAAACCGCCGTGAAGGACTCCGACGTGGCCGTGGCCAGCTTGTCGATGTAGGTCAGGAACACGCCCTGGTTGACCGCCGCCGGCGTGGACGTGAAATCATGTGACACCGTGAAGGTGTTGGTCGTGCGGTTCACCGCGGTATAGTTCACCAGGATGTCCTGCCCGGCATCGCTCACCACGCGCAGCGTGCCCGTGTCCGGGGTGGATTTCGGGATGGTATCGACAACGATGGCCGTTTCGTTGCCGGTCAGCGCCGTTTGCAGCGTCATCTGGTTCTTGTTGATGGCCGGGTTGCCTTCCGGGTCGGTGGTCGTACCGTCCCAGGGTGCCACCAGGATGTAGCTTTCGCCCACCTTCGCGTTCGTGATGACCCAGGTCTGCTGATCTTTCGGCAGGCGCTGGGTGTTGTTGAGATCGGTGAACTTGTCGCCGGCCAGAACGTCGGTGGCCACCATGCCCAGGCCGTAGGCGGCGATCAGGCGGCTGCCGGTGGACGATCCACAGAACACCGGGCTGATTGTGCGCGAGGTGACGCCCGTGCCTACGGTCGCGGTCACGGCACCCTGGGTGATCGTGTCGGTGTTCGACGGCGCCACGCCGGTCAGCAGCTGAATCCACATCTTGTCCACGCCGTTGTCGGCGAGGATTTGCGCGGTCGCGCCGTTGCCGAAGGTGACGGACGCTGATTCGTTGAAGGTGCCCCCGGCCAGGCTGCCGTAAGGAATCTCGTGCGTGATGCCGCGGAACAGCTCGCCGGACAGGCCGTAGAGGGTTTCCGCGCTGCCATCCCGTTGCAGATATTTGCAGTATTCATAGAAATCGTTTTGCGAACGGGTGGCTGCCTTGTCGAATGCCGAGTAGTAGGGTTCGCCGGTGCCATCGCCGTCGATGTCGATGGTGCCGTATCCCTCGGTGTTCGAGAAGTCGGATGCCGTGATCCACCCGGCCACGGTGGCCGTAGTGCTCGCGTTGTTCAGATCGGTGCCGTTGTCGAGGGCCAGGGTGTTGTTGCCTCGATCCGTGCCGTTGATCGTGAATTCCTTGTAGGTCTTGCCCCATTCCCGCGTGAAACCGATCAGGCGCCGCCCGTCGATGTCTCCACCAGCGGCGGCGTCGCTCACCAGAAGCAGGAACTGGTGCGAAATACCCCGGGTCGGGTCTTCGTTCACGCCGAGTCCGCTGGCCAGGTTCCACCAGTCGTTCGCGATCACGACACCGTTCTGGATCAGCTGAATCTTGATCCCCGAGTTGCCGTAGTTCACGATGCCGTCGTAGATTTTCTCGTTGGCCCCGCCCAGGTCTTCGACAATCGAGCCACCGTACAGGTGCTCGACGGCCGTGGTGGTCAGGGTGTACCCGTTGATAAGCCGGATATACCGATCCGTCTGCCGATCCGACGGCAACAGGTCGGTCGCTTGCAGCTGGTCGTCGCCCGTCGAACTGGGATCGTCCGCCAGGTCGCTCAGCCATCGGTGCAGTTCCAGCACCGTCGCGTAGGAAGGGGCCGCGCCACCATGCGCATCCCCGATGTAGTCGATCACTTTGGTTGATCGCGTCACCGTCCAGTCGGCTGCTACGATGGGCATTTTGTCACCTCGCTGGGTACAGGATGATAATCACGGGAACCACACCGGCGCGTTTTACCGTACCTTCCATGCGCTCGGCGTAGTCCAGTTCGTCGGGGGTGCGCGCCAGCATGGCGCAGACAGGCGTCTTTCCGGTTTCCTCGGCGTAGGCAATCGCCTGGCCGATGCACTCGTACACCTTTGGCCGCTTTGCCCAGTCGAATTCCACGACGGCGAAGCGGGTTTCGCAGTCCGGGCGGATGCCGGACGGCAGGGCGGTCGGGGCGCCGCCCCAGGCCGCGCAGTGCTGATTCGAGTAGAAGGTTTCGCGCTCGAAGTCACCCGCCGGCCAGACGGCCGGGGCGGTCAGCAACAGCAGCAGTGACAGCAGCACGCGCATGGTATTCCCTCATTTCAGGCCGAGTTTGCTACGGACCGCTGATATTATCAAGTCCGCGAAGCGAACGCCGATCCAGCCGCCCACGCCGCCGGACGCCTTCGCCGCTTCCACCGAGTACCCGAGTTCGACGGTCCAGGTGTTCACCACCCAGCCGAAAAAGATCGCCGCCGCGCAGTGCAAGCACAAGGCCGCGATGTTGAATTTCCTGATTTTCTGCTGGATTTGCCTTGCGTAATCCAGCAGCCCCCCGATGAAAGCCGGAACCATGACCGGCAACAGCTCGATGACGTTCTTCCACGCCACGGCGGCCAGTGACACCGCCTCTTTTTCGTCGTTCATGCCGACAGCACCCCTCCAAAATACAGCGCCAACAGGATGAATATCGCGATGGATATTACCTCCCTGACCAGTAGCCCGATCAGCTTTTTTGTCCGCACTGTCACGCCCTTTTCACTGTGTCACCTTTTCAGTGTGCCACGGCCCGCTCCGAAACGCAAAATCAGGGCCTTAAAACCCGCAAATTTTTTGTAAAAATTTTCGCGGTTTTGCGTTTATGGGGTGCGGTTTCTGGTGTGTCTGGTAAGGGGTGTGGGTCTAGGATTTCGGGGTAATGTTCTCGTTTTCTTCTCAGGGTTCAGTTTCAAAAAATTTGCGAAAGCGCGAGTGGAGTCCCACGGCCGAAGCCACCCCCACAAAACTCAGAAAACCCCCCGCACCCCCTTCTTGCCTGGAAAATCGACCGCACCACTGAACCCGAACAGCTGAACCCGAACAGCTGAACCCGAACACCATCGAGGCGAGGCGAGGCGAGGCGAGGCGAGGCGAGGCGAGGCGAGGACGCGCCGGAAAGCTGCAAGGTTTTTGCAGTGTCCTGGCAGCCGTGTGGTGCTGCCGTGTGGCTACCAGGCGCGCAGATCGAGGGATCAGGGGTATGGTGTGCGGAGTGTGGATGGTGGATTTTGCTTTAAGAATCAAGGGGTTAGGTAACGGGCGCGAGGGGCGGAACGCTTCGATAGTCTGTCTCTATCGGGTCTCAATTTTCGATAAAAATTTGTTATTTTGATATACAAATGAATACACTATAATCGGCACTCCACACCATGAAAAACGAGGCTAGACCATGAACGTAATCACATTATCCCCCACTGATTGCGCACGGGAAATGCGCGCGGATGAAACCCGGTTCGGGGGTGTGCCTTTTGACGCCCTGGAAACCCTCGCCAAGTATTACGCGGAATCGAGTGGTGCGGCCGACGAACCCCTCGACTTTGACCCCGTAGGATGGTCGTGCGATTGGGCTTGGTACGAAAAGGGCGACGGCTATCTGATCCCTGACCATGACTACCTGCTAGACGAAAACGACGATGAAGACGACGAAAGCCGCGAGGAAAATCTTATTAAAGAATTGCGCGGCCGAACTACCGTACTCGATACAGAAACCGGCTATTGGATACGCGCCTTTTAACCGACCGCGAAAGAATGAGGATTGTAAGAATGACCAATATCAGCGAATACCTGATTAAATCCGCGCGCCAGCTGGCGCGCTCCCGCTCCGAATTTGTCTACCTGGTGCGGGAAGGCGAACAGGTAGCAGTCGCCACCGAATTCGACCTTGACACGTACCACGCAGGCGCGCCTATCCTGGCCGAAATTGGCCCTGATGGCGAAATGCAAGAACTTGCCACCTACTAGCTAAACAGCGAGGAAAACAGACCATGAACAATACAGCGGAAACCGAATCAAGAACCCCCGAAGAAATTGCGCAGTACCTGGCAGACATGGGCTTTTCACTCCATTGCGTAAGCACTCCCGCGCCCTACAAGCCAAAAGATAAAGACCATTGGGATGCGTTTGCGTACAGCTGCACAATTTCGCGCAATAAGCATTCAATGCAGATCCCTTACCGAAAAGGATTGGCGTATGTGACCATCAAAAAACCGAAAAAATGGCCCCGATTCGAACGCTCATGGATTTATCATGATCTGCTGCGCCAGCTGATCGAAACTCCGAAAGATTCCGCACAATCATGGGAAAGTGGAATGCGGGTCATGATGACCCGACAGCCGCCTACCCTGGATGAAGTGATCTACTCAATCGTAATGGATAGCGATGCCTACACTAATAACATGACTTGGCCGGAATTCGCGGCCGAATACGGCTACGACGACGACAGCATGAAAGATTACGAAACATATCAAACATGCACGAAAATCGGGCGCGAATTCGAGTACCTGTTAGCGAGTCGCGAAGAATGGGGCGAATTGCGCGATCTGTTCGCCGACTACTGACACCACGAGGAAACCAGACCATGAACGAAACAGTATATTTTGAAGAAAACGACTTACCCTTTCGTGACCCTCGCCCGGCTCACGATGTAGCCAACGCAATACGATATGCAGGATGGTACATCGACGAATTTTGCGACGACACATTTACCGGCTACGTGTTCCGGCTCCCGCATGGCCGTTTTGCTATCGGGTACCGCGATAGCATGTCCGACGGCTACTTGATCGACAAAACGTGCATTTTCGATTCAGACGACGAAATCGGCGCGGCCCTCGCGGCCGACAGCATGGCCGAAGCAGCCGCACAGGAAGAACGCGAATACCAGGCGCGCGAGAACGCGCGAATGCGCATGGAAGAAGGGCGCGCCGAGCTGGCGCAAATGCTGCGCGAATTCCGCGCTATGAAGCGTTTATGCGATACCAGCAAATTTCCCGCCCTGGCCGAACGCTTCGCGGGCGACATCGAATCCAAACGCGAAGAACTGCACCAGCTGGCAATGGAGGCGCAATCATGACCGACCACACCATCAAACGCTCCCGAGTGCGCATCCTCAGCAAAACAGCGCGTTTCCCTCGCACCTTTGACGCACGGGTAAAAACCATTCCCGAATCTTTTTGGGACTCCCTGACAGCCGCTCAAATCGCGACCATCATCGACGCGCCTATGCAAGCCGCCTACATGGCCGGATTCAATACCGGCTACAGCGAGGCGCGGTCATGAAACTGCCAGGACCGAAAGCAGTCAGCGCGTTTCTCGCGCTGTCGCTGATCTTCGCGGCCGGGTGCATCGCGCTGATTGTGCGCATTGCGTACCTAATCAAGACCCTGTAATCCATCCACCACAAGGCGCGCCCTGTACCGGGCGCGCCTTTTCTCGCGCCCTGGACGCCCTCAAGCCGCCCTGGACGCCCTCAAGCCGCCCTGGCCGCCCTCAAGCCGCCCTGACCGCCCTCAAGCCGCCCTGACCGCCCT